ACGGACGCGCCGCTCCGGGCAGGATCAACTGGACAAATCTAAACAAAGGTTTACAGGACTACAAGACTCCTGAACTGCTGGGTATAGCGGGAGAAGACACAAAAATCTACGAAGATGAAGAAGAGGCAGCAGTAGAAACCCCAACGGAAGATTTGGATTTGCTGACCATGGCCGAACTTAAAGAGATTGCTTCCGAAGCAGGCATTGCATACAGCAATTTGCGAAAGGCAGAACTGGTAGAGGCGATTGAAACCGCACGCGCTTAACGCTATTAGTTGCAGTAAGCAGTATTTATATTTGTGATACAGTGAAACCCCCTGCCGGGGGACAGTTATGTGGTTGTGGCGCGGGACCGGAAGTGGCATGAGGACCATCCTTCTTTCCGTCCCGCGTTGCAACTAGAGTAATATCATGCCGCGTAAGCGTTTATTCCTAGATATGAATGTGGTCGAAGCAGCCCGTGAACGGCTCCGACACGTTTATGACACTTTTGATACGGTTTGCGTTCAATTCAGCGGAGGCAAAGATTCCTCTGCCGTGTTACTTCTCGCAAAAGAGATCCACGAAGAACGCAATTTAGGGCCGGTCAAAGTCATCTTCAGAGATGAAGAAATGGTCAGTCCTGCTGTTATCCGTTACATGGAATGGGTCAGAGACCTTCCATGGGTGGACATGGAATGGTACTGCCTTCCAATGGGGCAAGAAATCTGGGTGCTTGGACGCAGAGAGTATGTTCTGCTCTGGTCAAAACAGCGAGAAAAAGAAGGTCGTCTTATTCGGGAGATACCCCCATGGGCCATCACCGCTCAGAATTTTGGATTAGATAACGGCGTAGTGGTTCCGCAGCCTGTCGATTACTACACGATGCAAGGGAAGGAAGGTCGAACCGCTTTCCTCACCGGCATTCGTGCAAACGAATCCATGATCCGGTATCGGTCTGTTGTTCAGAAACTCCACGAAAACTACATCAATCGTCCCTACCGACTCAGCAAAGCCATTCCGTTGCGACTCGTTAAACCCATTTACGACTGGATCACGGACGATGTTCTCAAGTATGTGTCCGTGGAAAAGGACTTTCCATACTGCGAATACTATGACTACGCCGCAATGTCTGGAGCAAATACGCGGGTGGGCATTCCGCTACATTCTGTTGCTGCTCGTAGACTCAATGATGTAGTCACAACAGAGCCAGAGTTCTATGATGCTTTGGTAACAGCGTTTCCTCACATAGATGCTCAGCGTCGATTGTGGAAGGATTTTAATATCGAAGCCCTGATCGCTTCTTACTCTCGGGAAAGTTGGGACGGGGTCCGTCGTTGCATCAACGAGAATATGCTTTCACCGGGAAAACATAAAGACGCTATGAAATTCGTAGCAGCATTTCGCAAAAAGCGCAACAACGATCCCTATGGTTACCCGATAGATCACTTGATTCGGATACTGCTCTTAAACGAATTCCGCCATACAGCCCCATCGCCGGTTGGTCCAAAAACGAAGGCTCACAGAATGCGTGTTGCTGCTTTGAAGGACGCGGACGACTTAGACAAGGTGGACGATTTCTTATGAATCCAGAACTTCTCAAAACGGAAAACCTCAAAGTTCCCGATTGGAGAACCACTCATATTCTTAAACCAAACTTGATTGGATTGGTGAAGTCCATCGGAGAGTTTGGCATGATCAATCCCATTCTTGCCATGGCCGATGGCACCATTATCGACGGTTTCGCCCGTTGGGTGGCCGCACAGTCGTTGGATCTAAAAGAGGTTCCCGTTCAGAGGCGTGATTGTGGAAAGACAGAAGCAATGATTCTTCACATCCAACTCAACCGGGCCAGAGGAGAGATCGTTCCACATCGTCTCAGTAAAACAATTCGTCTATTGAGTGTAGCCATGGACGAACAGACCATCTTGAATTCATTTAATATGAAAACAGATGAACTGGATGTGCTGATGGATGGATCCCTGATCAAGAAGAGAAAAGTATCTGAACATTCTTACAGCAAAGCGTGGATCCCCATTGAATCTAACGCTACTGAAGACTTCAGCATAGAGCGGCCACCTACCCCTGACGCATGAAAAAGCGGGCCGGGAAAGAAGGCCCGACCCGCCCTTTCGGGTAGCGGTCGCACCTCCTTAATCAGAGATTCCCTGCCGGGGAACCTGAACTATTGTGACTTCTAAATCTTACCTCTTGCGTCCGCTTCAGAGAGAAAGTCTTCCATCAGACTTGCGGCAGTGATACCTTCCGACTCTTCTATCGTCCCCTCAGTGGCTGCGTTTACCACAGAACGCTTGTGATTGATAAGGCTATAGACCGATTCATCAATAGTTCCAGCCGCTAAGGCGTGAGTTATCTGCACGCTTCCCTTGGTTCCTATGCGGTGTATTCGCGCAGAGACCTGATCCACATCTGCGGGGGTCCAAGGATGCTCTACAAAAAGCATGTCTTGTGCAGCCGTTAGGGTGTGCCCAGCCTTAGAAGCCTGAATGGATAAAACGATTACGGGAGCGTCTTCCGCAGACCCCTCCATGAATGTGCTCTTCGCTTTCTCAACATCTTCAATCTTCATACCACCTTGGATTTTCAATCCACCGTATTCGTCCGCCAAAGCATCAACGATTTCACGATGATGAGCAGCCAGCACCACTTTGCGTCCTTCGTTGATGCGGCTCTCTACCCATTCGTTCACTGCTTTAAGTTTCGATTTGGCTGCGATTTTCTTTAGAACTGAGAGCCTGACCAAATGTTGGTGGGCTTCTGCCTTGAATCTGGCCCGCACCGCAGCGCTCCTTGGATCTTGACCTAGTTCGGCAGCCAGTGCGGCAGCCCGGTCAGCAAGAAATTGAACGATGTCTTCTTCTGCCTGTTTGTATTCCTTCAGATATTTAGGATCAGGTTCAATCATCCATTCAGAATGTCGGATGGGTGGAAGATCCTTGAGGACTTGTTCTTTAGTCCTTCTTATGTAGCACGATCCCCTAAGGCGTTCATTGAGTTCGTCTAGGTTTGTGGCCCCGTCAACGTGCCACTGCTTGAATCGGTCTTGGAAGGCTCCGCAGTACCGTTTGTAGAAGGCCCAGAGTCCTCCGAATTCCTTGAGTCTTCCGATGATTTCCAGTTGGGGTCCGTACTCAGCCGGACGAGAGGTAATAGGCGTTCCAGTGAGGCAAAAAACCAATCCCGTATCCGGTACCGTTTTTGCGAGTTTTTGGGCACGCTTCGTTCTCTTCGCTTTGGGATTTTTGAGATAGTGACTTTCATCGAAGATGTATGACTGGTACCCCTTCAATGCTTCGGGGTGGTAGTCGATGTTGGAATACCCAATGATAGTGAAGTCTGCTTCTTCCTCTGGAAACTCGCTTCGGTTAACCACGCGTCGCCATGTTCGACTTGGAAAGAACTTTTCGATTTCCACGGCCCAGTTCAACGCCAAGTTGGGCGGACACACAATGAGACAAGGATATGCATTTTCAACTTGGACAGCGGCTAGCGACATGACCGTTTTTCCGGTTCCCATTTCATCTGCTAGGAACAGTTTTTTATGATCTACGAGGTATTGAACCCCAGCCTTCTGATAGGGAAGCAACTCACCAACAAGATCTGGAACTTCGATCTCGGCATCCAACGAACGGGAAGCAGCAATCTTTTGCGCCTGCTCCTCAATAACTTTGAGTTCCATTGATTCAAGTTCTTTTGGAACATCCAACCGGAAGTTTCGTGCGAACTGAAGTGTTTGAGAAAGGCTGGACTTTGGAGCCTCCCAAACCTTTTCCATCGTGTTCCATCGTGAACCTGCGATCTGGCGAACGGCAGCGACCTTCACGGAATCGTAGGCAAATCTGATAATCAGATTTTCGTTAAGCAGTTCTATTCCTTGCTTCTCATAAGGATGATCCGGTAGATCCAACACGCGCAAATCGGGATCCAGCCAATAATCGAACTGAACGGCAAAAATCTTTATAAACTTCAAACTGGAAACTGGGATTCTCCACACCCCTGCCAGTCGGTCCCATTTAGCGCCCGGAACCCCCTTGATAGCGGCCACTTCATTGGCCTCATAGGGACTGTTCAAAACTATTTGGTCATCGTTGAGGCGAATCGCCTTTTCGGTAGTCATGCTGATTCCAGTCTACAACAGATCTAAATGGTTGACAAATGGGTTCAGATGGGATAGTATTATCTCAACAACCTTTGAGGAGGTAGAAATATGAGCCACGAATTGGAAATGTCTGAAAGCGGCGAAGCCAGTTTCGCCTATCGAAAAGAAGGTGGTGCGCCATGGCACCGGTTGGGGGTTTCTCTAACTGGATACCAGACGGCACCAGCCATTCTAGAGGCAGCGAAGGCTGACTACGAGGTTACCCTCCTGCCCGTAAAGTACATCACCCCCAGCGGGGTCTTGATGGAAATGGAAGACAGACACATCACGGCCCGTCTGAATGACGATGGCGGCGTTGTTCCGTTTGAGGTTGTAAAAGACCGATACCGGATCGTCCAGAACAGCACCGTTCTGGAAAAGGCATTGAACGTTGTCGGAGCCTCCGCAGGCGATGCCATCATGGATACGGCAGGCATCCTCAAGGACGGTCGCGAGTTCTTCGCTACCATCGACTTGGGAACCCTCGTTTTGGATCCCATGGGTGTGGCCGACAGGATTCAGCGATTCCTCGTCGTTCATACGAGCCACGACGGCACCACGCCGATCACATATGCCAATACCGACATTCGGGCCGTCTGTGCAAACACCGTTCGCATGGGGTTGAAGTCTGCGCGATCCGTAGTGACTGCTCGGCATACAGCCAATTACAACAGGGCATTGGAGGAAGCAAACGAGGTTCTCCAGATCTCACGGGATTGGGCGAGCGAATTCAGCGCCAAAGCGGAGAGGCTGCTTGCGGCACCTATGCCTGCTTCCAGCAACAAGATTGATCAAGTTCTGAATGGCCTGTGGCCCGAAAGGGACGCAGACACCGACCGCAAGAAGGCGAACCGTGATGAAACGATTTCACTGGTTCGTTCCCTGTACGGAAATGCGAAGAACGCAGCCGGTTACGGGTACAACGGTTGGAGTTTGCTGAACGCTGTCGGGGAATTTTTCGACCACCATTGGTTCGATGACCCGAAGCGCAACGCAATGGCTGCAATGACGATTGGGAACAAGTCCCATCTCATGAAAGCCAAGGCAGCGGATTTGATTCTACATACCGTTTAGAATCGCCTCCGATGTCAGCACGAAAGTTCAAAGTTGTTCCCACGGATAATGAGGAACCGAAAAAAACGCAACTTGATTGGATGTTGGACGACCTCCATAAGTTGAATCCCAAAGCGTTGCGTTTTGTCGATCCAACTTTTGACGAAGCCATCATCGGCATCGGTTGCCAATACTCAAAAGACCCAGTCCTCGTCTATGACGAAGAAAAGATGGTAGAACATCTCGTCTGGACAGAGGGCTGGGACTTTGAGGAAGCGTATGACTTCCTAAGTTGCAACACATTCAACGCTTGGTTGGGTGAAGGAACTCCCATCATCCTCAAAGCAATTCACGATTGGTGAAATCATGTGGATACCAAAGCAGAAAGTCACTCTGACGGAAGAGATGAAAGCAGAAGCCCAACAGATGGCTGACGCTATGGGCGACGGCAAGGGTCGCCGGGGTTCCATCCTGCAAGGCGGAGGCGACTTTGTGGGTTGTCTCGGAGAAGTGGCCTTTAAACAAATCCTGATACTCAAAAGGGATCTGTCTCTGTGGGAGTTGGAAATCGAACATAAGCCCAACATCCATTACGATCTGAATGTCAACGAGGTCAAGATCGACGTAAAAACCAAATGGGCCAAAGGTGTCCCCGGAAAGTTGTGGGAAGGCAGTGTCGCCATGGGCCGTGAAGACACCAGCCAACTCCCACAGGACGTAGATGTGTTTGCCTTCATGCGAATCGGTTACTACCCCGAACACACGGTTGACGGAGTGAAGACGCCGGGTCCGGTTGGCTGGTTTATAGGCTGGTTGCCGAAGAGCGGATTCTACGATAAGGCTGTTTCCATAAGGAAAGGTGAAGTGGATCCCCGTTCCTCAAACAACAATCAGTTCAAGTCACACAAAGATCAATGGAACGTTTATCATTACCAAATGAATCGTGATTTGATAGATTTGGTTGGGCCAGAACCTTTTTAGCAAACTTACAACCTACTATTAGTAGTAGTGGTATCTTGGTTGTGGGAGGTTTTTCATGAGACGAATGAAGTGTCCCAAGTGTCATAACGATTTAAGCCACGAAGCCGAACGTGGAGCGACGACCGGAATGTGGGCGTTTGAGATCGCCTGTGAATGCGGTCAACGTTTCCTGTGGCGACAGAGCAGGCTATTTCTTATGCGAACTGAGAGTACCCCTTCACTTTCGCCCGCTTCTCGCTGAGCGGCGTCCAGTTCCTGCGAATAATCCTGCGTTCCCTGTCGGTCGTCCCGCCCCAAATGCCTAGTTCGTGGTTGATGATGGCGTAGTCAAGGCATTCTCGCTGCACCGGACAACCCTTACAGATCTGATACGCCTCAATTCTTTTTACGCGCTGTTGCGGGTCACCGCGAAGGATGAAGAAGTTGGCAGTGCTTTGATTTCGACATGCCGCTTTCTGCATCCAATCGTCAATGCCGCTAAGATTTTCTTCCATGTTGACCTCTCACATAGTGGTGAATTCAAGAACAATAAACGGCCACTCATCGTCGCTACCACGACGCATCCGAAGGGGCCATTCTCGCTGATCCCGCATTCCACGGTAATGGTTGACTTCCATCACGTTGGGATCTGTGGGATCAGGACTGATAGCAATACCGAACTCAGACCATCGACTCCAAACCGCTGAGCCGAACGGCCTCAAGTCTCTGCTGGTACCAGACCCCAAAGGAGCGTGATGCTCCAACCAGAGAGCGCAATCATATTCATATCGGATGTAATCAAGAAACTTGGCGACTTCCGTGGTGACCGATTCTGAGGTACGTCCACCGGGATCCAAAAACGCCTTATACAGCGGACCTAAAACGAGAAGTTCCGGTTGAGTCTCGTCAATCCAATCAATAAGTTTGTTGCGATCTTCGACCTTGAGCAAATCCAATCCATCAGGTTTTACAACAAGATGGGCTTTCATGTCTCCGGCTTTTCCTGCCATGTCGATCCGATGGTAGATGCGACGGGCTGTTCTACGAATGATTCGTTCAGGGTTTTCAAGATCGACAAACAAGGTCTTTATGGGAGGCATCTTGTCTCGTTTGAATGGATGAATCCCTGCTGCCGACATCAAAGCAACTTGTCTTGCTAGGTAGGTTTTTCCAACCCCCTCGGCTGCAACAACGATCACTCGCTCTTGACGTTCCAAGAGATTAGGGATCAACCAGTCGTACTCGTCATCGGTTTCTTCGCTCAGCAGGGTTGCCCAATCAATCAGCCTTCCCGGCTCTTGTAGGGAGTCGTCAACATTGAAACCGTCCAGCAGTCGCTGAGCCTTGTTGACCCGTTGAGACAACGGCAGGCTGTGGTCTAAGTCCATGAGGGATTCGACAAAGTTCGTAAAATCGTCACGAATTTCACCGGCCACAATCTTGAGATCTGAAAGGTCCGCACCGGATCCGATGTGATCCGAAATGTCTTTGCCGTTGATCGGTTTGAATACCTTGACCTTTGATCCGGCTTCACGCAGTTGAGCAGCAACGTTGCTTGCATGGATCTCACCGGGTTTATCATTATCAGCAATAATGACAACCTTTGCCCCAGCCAATGTCTTCGTATGGTTCGACAGCCACTTCTCTTGGCCTTCGGCTCCTGCCCCACCGGGATTACAGGTAGCGACTTTTCCTAATCGCTCCAGAGTGGCAACATCTTTTTCACCCTCTACGACATAAACGATCCCGTCGTTTTTGATCTGCTCAATGACTTCCGGCAACCGGTATAGGGGCTTTTCTATTCCTTGCGTTCCCCAAATCCATTCACCATTTTCGTAACGCTGCTGACGGAAAGTTTTGCCACCGTCGTCCTCACGGAAACGAAGTACCTGCATCACCGGATCACCGGCAGCGTCCTTATAAACGTATGTATCTTCTAGTTTCATTTTGCCCTTAGATTGCTTTTCCCCTGAGTCCGGAAACAACTCATTAGGCTTGATGCTCATCGAATCACAGATCTGACTGAAATCACATCCACCGCCACGATGACAGTTGAGCAGAACCTGCCCTTCACGACCCAATCCGATGGTAAGGGAAGGATTTTGATCATCCTCCCGACAGGGACAGGCTGCATTCCAGCCAGTGCCAGAACTCGTTACCTTGTTTAAACGAGAAAGAACCAGATCTATCTCGGGCGTTCTGTCAGCCACTTAAATACCTGTTTCTTTCAGCCTTTAGAACTATCGTTTCATAAGCCTTTAGAAACAGTTCTCTATCAGAATTTGTTCTTAGACCTGCACCATTCTTTGGAAATGAACGCATGGTTTCTCCCACCAAGTCGTGGGGCTTATCAAAACTGGTTCCAGATTCAGCCGCATCTATGGCAGCACGAAACTGTGCCCAAGCCTGAGGCGCAGCCGGGATTTCATCTCCCAATGCAAGGTCGATAGCCAGTCGCCTGACCTGTCCTACCCGCGGCAGTCGCTGTTGATCCAAAACTATTATCTGGTCAATAGCGTCATTGACCGAATCGGCTGACAGGTCTTCAAGAAACTTCCACCACAACGCACATCGTTCCTTGAAGGGGGGACCGCCCGTGGCGGCATCCCAGTTGATGCTTACCTTTTTTACGATACTGACGAGATCCAACTTTTCCATTGCCGGATCAGAACGCTGTGTCTTCACCATTGGCGAAGGCTTCTAAGACTTCAAAGCCATCTTCCGCTTTGTCACAAAGTTCCAAAAACATTTCAATGTGTTGCTCGTCTCTCAAAATCAATTCGATGTCGTCGTACTTTTTTCCCTGAGGGTTGTGTCCCATGTGCCATGGGGAGTTGGTGCATCCACGGATGGCATCCTTGCAGTCTTGAATACCATACATGCTGATGGCCTGCTTGATTTTCCTGCGACGCTTTTCCCCTAGAACCGGTTTACGACCCGTGGAAGAAGTTCGGCAGAGGGACACCCACTCTTGGAAAACCTCA